TATTTATCAATTAAGTCAATTATTAAATGTTTTTCATCTAATAATATTTTTTTATTAAATAATATTTTATCATTTTTAATTCTAATTTTTAATATATTATTTTTATAATATCCAAAATATTCTTTTGTTTCATCATATTTTTCTATACAGATATGATTTAGTTCATTCGTAAAAACTATATTACATTCACATTCATTAAAACATATATGAGAATCATTTGAAATTTTTGTTGTTGTTGAAATAGATATTAATTTATTTTCATTAATATCATATACTGACTGAGATATATGTTGTATATCAATTAAATTTAATTTTAATTTTTTATCATTTGAATAAATATATAATGAATCTTTTGTTATATTTGTGATATTCTTGTTATTAATACATGCATATATTTTTGTATTGTTTAATAAATTTCCATTGAATAATACACTACATATTGTTAACACACCTTTTGAATTATTTGAATTATTTAAATTATTTGTAAAAATAATTTCATTTAAATTTTCATATAAATTTCCATAATTATAAAATTTTATCTGAAGCATGTCAAATAAATTAATATATTTATTAAATACTTCAATAGATAAATTTATAAAATCTGGTTTAAATAATAGGATATTTCTTATTATATTTTGTAAATTTGTATTGATTATATAAACTAAATATTTTGAATTTTTCTTAATATCATATATACTATTTTCACTTGATATCAAAACTATATTATTGTAATCTATTCCAACAATATCTAATTGATTTGAATCATTATTTATATTTAATATTCTATATTCGATTTCAGGTATATTATCTACAATATGTACTTTATAATAATATAAATTATTTTTATATATTTTTGTAATAGACAATATTTTACATCTATTTTGACTACACATTAATGTTAAATTTTTTACAGATTCTTTATAATCTTCGTCTGTTATATTTATAATGTCACCATTATCTTCAACACCAATTATATAATAACATACACCATTTCCTTCTAATAATCTATATTTTAATTGAGATAAAAGAGAATTATAACGCCGATCATTATGAAATTTAATGAATCTTTTATATTCAATACAGCCTTGATTATCTTCTCTTTCCATTTATAATATATTATAAATAAATTGTTATGTTATAATTATTATATCCCAACTATTTTGGCAATAATCTTTTCTGTCTTAGTTTTACTATACGAATATTTATTGATCAACAAATCTCTTAATTTTTTCTGATCAGGAGTTGTTAATTTTAATTGTGTATTCGTATATTGAGTTCCTACAGGATTTTTAAAATATTCTTTTGCTGAATTACATTTTTCAGCATATCCATTTGGAACTATATATGGATCATATTGTGGCGAATTTAAATAATTATTAATACTTCTATGTTCATCAATAATTTCTTTTGCTTTACGTATACCAATCCCCTCAAGATGATCTACATAATCACAACCTAATAGAATACACAAATCTATAAATTCATCATGAGTATAATTTAATTCGTCTAATACTTTTTGAAGATCATATTCTACAATTTCATTTTTCTTTGATGATGAAATATTTCTTAATAATTTCTTTGATCCAAAAGTTAATATATCCATATCTTCAGTTCCAACACCATATGCTATATCACTTTTTGTTAGAAGAGCACATTGCGAATCAGATTCTTCTAAAGATTCTATAACTGGTATTCCCATTGCTTTTAAAACTTCTTTACATTGATCCATCTGTTTAAATGATATATGTGTAGATCTTTTAAAATATTTAATTTTTTTATCTTCATCATCCATATTATCATTCATTAATTTTTTATTTATTTCTCTATCTTCTCGACGTTTATCTAATGTATCATTTTTTAAATTAGATGGTTTACCATCAAATACAAAGATTGGAATTATTTCATTATCTAAATATAGTAATGATTTACTTACAACAGCATGAATATGACTTGTCATATCTCCTTCTGTATTTGTTAAATCTCCTGCTGTATTACGAATTGCTATTACATATTGATAAATTAGTAAACTTGCATCTATTGCAATTTTTTTACCTTTAAAATCTTCAAACTTCTTTTTAGTGATACTGTTTGGTGCGAATATATTTATTAATGCATTTAGGTTTTTAATTCCCATGTAATATGTATTTCAACGAATATATTTAATAGAACTTATATAAAATATTTAAAATATCAATTTTTTCTGTATCAATTTTTTATTATATATTATATGAGTAGACTATTTAATAAATATTATAATAATATAGAATTTTTTGAAGAATCAGATGATTCTGGTGATAATGAAGAACAAACTGAAGAACAATCTACAACAGACGATAAAGCAAGTGAAAAAGTAACAAAAAAGATATCATCGATATTTCAATCAATTACAGATGTATTAAAAGAAGATGTTAAAAATAGAGACTATGATGAAGTTGATGATGAATTAACTGATGATGAACAAGAAGCAGATCCAGATAAAAAAGAAGTCGATGATATGTTTGAAGGAGATGAAAATGATGACGATGAATTAACAGATGATGATATTGAAAATTTATTAAAAGATCGTTTTGGTGGAGGTACAGGTGATCCAGCTATGGATGCATTATTAGATAAATTAAATGATGAAAAAGATAATGATGTATATATTCCTCCGGTATTTGATCCAAAACAATTAAAAGCTGATCCAAATTTAGATGAGAAATTAACAGATATGGCACTTGATGATGATGACGCAGACGATAACTTATTTGCACAAGGTGGAAAGAATGGTGAAAAAGCAATGGAGATGATTAATAATATTCAGGGAGAGGGAGATGAATTAGCAGATTTATTAATTTCAGTTCCAATTGATTTAATTAATTTAATGATGGATACAGTTTTAAAACTTATAGGAGCAGTATTTGAAAAACCAATAAATTCAATTGATTCATATTTAGAACCAATACGTACTGCATTAAACCAAGTATATATAATTTTTCAAAGAATTGTTAAATTAATAAATAATATAATTGGATTACCAATTGCATTTGTTCAATTAGGATGGAGTGTATTATGTAATGTATTAAAAGTATTTGGTGTTAGATTAGGATGTACTACAAATTTTCAAGTCAATAACATGTTAATAGAAATATATGAAAGTATTGCAAATATAAATATTTTTAAATTTAAAGATCTTGTTTATTCATCAGAATTTAGAAATACAATCATGGAAGCAATTAGAGGATTATTTGCAAAATTAAAAGATGTTATGTTTTTAATATTAAAAGTTATTAATTTAGCATCAAAAATGATTGAATATATGTTTAATGTTATTAAAAATGTTATTCAGATTATAGATGAAGTAACAGAAAAAAATAATTTAATTGGATTTATTGTAGTGTGTATAATGTTATTAATCTTTTATTTATCTTTATACGGCATTAAATCCGCGATTGAAACATATAATTCATTAAAAGATAGATTTTCATAATATAGATAATTTTTTTTATTATCTAATTTATGAGTAGCAAAATTAATATAACAAAAGTATCGGGAAAATCAACTCCTAAGGGAACAACCGCACCAACTGCCAAAACAGCAGCAAGTGCAAAAACAATAGCAACACCAAAAACAATAACAACACCAAAAACAACCACAACACCAAAAACAACCGCAACACCAAAAACAACCGCAACACCAAAAGTATCTGTAAAAATACTTCCACCAATACCAACACTTGAAACAAAAAAGATTAAAGGTCAAAAAGATATAGATGCAGAAGATATAACCGGTGATGATGGCAAAAAAGTATTTAAAAAAGTTAAGAAAGAATCTAATGTTGATACAGGTCCAGATTCAATAGATAGTATATTAAAAAGTACAGAAACATTTGTTGAAAAAGTTTCTGATTTAGTTTCAAAATTAATTAAATTCATTAAAAAATCATTAAAGATATCAGAATTAAAAAAAGTATTTTTTATGATATTTATGGCCATTGCGATGGCTATATTATTTATGGGATTAAATATTCTTTTTGGTAAAGTTATTTTATAAACTATATATATAAGAGAATGCCCCAAAAAATAGAACCTTTCTTTGATGCGATCATTAATGCAATTAAAAAAATATTAGCAACTATTTTAAAAGCAGTATTATCACCAATCATTAATATTTTAAAAAAATTAGCAAAAATAATTGTAGATTTTATAGCTGATAAAGTATTAAAACCAATATTTAACCCAATTGGAGAATTTTTTGTTTTATTAGTATCACCATTAAAACCATTATTTGCATTTATTGGTAAAATATTAGATTTTATAGTATTAATTGTTAAATTTTTCTTAAAAATACTTGATATGGTATTAAGTTTACCATTTAAAATTATGGAAAATTTAGGATTAATACAAAAAGTAGATGGTAAAGAAGCAATTGATAGAATAAGTGATTCAATTGGTAATGTTAATTCATCGTTTGTTGATACAGCAAATTCTGTTCCGAAAGTAGTAAATAAACCAAATATGAAAATATTTTTAACAATTGTCGTACTATCAATTATATTTATTTCAATATATTATTTCTATGATTCATTTACACCAATATTTGATGAAACATATAAATTGATAAATGGATTCTTTTATCCTAAGGCGGCAGAGGAATAAAAATTTATATAATATAATAATTTTATATTATATATAATATAGGATACTAATGAATTTTCAAGATAAAGATAAAAAAATGGCTTCAATAAGAGGTAAGTTAAAGAAAGGTGATGATCTTAAAAAAATGGATTCAAAACCCGATATTAAACAAGAAGCAAAGCAAGTTGATGCGAATAATAAAATTTATACAATCTTAAAAGATTTTAAAAAAACACAAGTTCCAATTAAAAAAAGTGAATTAAAATTAATCGTATCTCTGGCAACAAAAAATAAAATAACATTACCTGCAGATGCATTAGCTGGATTATATGCAAATAAACAAAATGTAAGTCAATTTATTACATATATTGATGAAAGATTAGTTAATTTCTTCCAAGCTAAAAAATTAGTTCCACCACCAGGAGATGATTTATTTAAAGTAAGAATGTTAAACTTATGTGTTAAAGTTAAAAAAGATAAATTAAAATTTGAAGATGCAGAAGTTAAACAAACAAAACAATTTGACGATTTTGATAGTTTAAAAGAAGCATGTAAATCATATATATGGAATGTTAAAATAAATGAATGTGCAATTTTAAATACTATAGATGCCGATGAATTTAAATTAAGATATAATAAAACTATAGATCGTGTATGTACCATAGCAAATGTTCCAATTACAAATCCATTAAAAGGTGATCAATCTGCCGAATCAGAAGAAGGCGTTGAAGGTAGTGGAGAAAGTGGTGGAGAAAGTAGTGGAGAAAGTAGTGGAGAAAGTAGTGGAGAAAGTGGTGGAGAAAGTGGTGGAGAAAGTGGTGGGGAAAGTGGTGGAGAAAGTGGTGGGGGAGAAAGTAGTGGTGGTGGAGGAGAAAGTGGAGGAGAAAGTACAGAAGGCGGAGAACAAAATGCTGAAGGATTCTTTAATGGAAATATCATATCAAATGATAATTTTACAGAAAGTGATTATAATTATATTATAGCTACAACATTATTTATTTTATCATTATTTTTTATTTACTTAAGATATAAGACATAATATGGGAGGCGGAGGCAGTAAAGAACCAGGTAGAACTGGAAATGAAAATAATGCGGACGATATAATGAATTATTTAAATCAATTAGCAAAAAAGAGTGATAAATTAGTATGTAAAAATCAGTGTGTAGCCCTTGGTCCTGCACTTAATTGTACAAGATATGATAATGTATGTTCTCGAGAAACGGATGGAACAAAAGATCCGACGACTAAAAAACTGTTGCTGGCATGGAGTGTATTCTCTGCTGTTCCTGGTTTTGAAAGAGAAGCAAATAAAATTAATGAATTAAAAGATTATTTAGAACGATGGTTTCCAAACGGTATTGATAAAAATTTATGTGATGATAGGAATGAAACTATTCAAATGTTAATTCAAAAATTAGTAGAAAGAATGATTGAAAGAAAAAGAAAAGAAGGCTTTGAAACAAATTTTAACATTCAATATGATACAATTAAGTATTATAATGATGTTGTAATTAAATCTGGAAATTTAATCGATAAAAAATATATTGGTATGGTAAGTTCATTAAATAAATCGATGGTTTATCATATGTCTCCACCAGCAAATCCAAATCAAGATTTAATGAAATGGTCAGAAGAATTATATAATTATATTAATGGATATTTAATAGAAAAAGTTAAAGCACAATTTCAAATTCATGGTGTAGTTCAACCAGGAGAATTAACTGGAGAAAAAATGTTAATGTTTATGAATGCATGTGTAAAAGTAATTGAAGATAAAGATTTAGATAAATATAATGATGATACACAAATTACCGGAGTTTCTATTGTAACATATGATGACGAACAATTAAAGAATAATAAGATTTTTGAAGATTTAGAATCTTTAAAAGGAGCTTGTAAATTAATTTTATTTTGCTACAGAAAAAAAAACTGTATGAAATATATGGATCCAAAAAATAAAACAGCCCCCGATTATACTACTTTTAGACAATGTAAAATTAGTGGTGTTGAACCACTACTTAAACCTCAAGAAGAATTAGATAGAATACAAGCAAATAAAGATAAAAGTTCTGAACCATTTACAGTTGAATCACCAAATGTAGAAAAATTTGCTAACCAAGAAACTAAAAATGTATTTGGTGAAGTAGAAAAGAATTTAAAATTAGTTTTTGGTTATGTATTAGTCTTATTTATAATTGGTATTATACTTTATGTTTCACCATCAATTGCAACATTCTTATATAATATAATATCTGTAATACTTGTACAAATTGCACAATATGCTGGAATTGTTGGAACATTATTTGTATCAAGTATTGAAGGATTAGTTACAGGTGTAGTTCAATTAATAACATTTATAGTAAGTGCGTTTGGTATTGTATTTGGTATATCTGCAGATGTAATTACAGATTTATTAACAGGTATCGCAAATACAATTGGTATAATGTTTCAAGTATCAAGTAATGTTGTTTCTGATATTATCACAAATATTACAAGTACAATTGGTATAACGTCTCAAGTATCAAATAATGTTGTTTCTGATATATTTACAGACCTATTTCAATCAATAAATATTGTATTAACTGGTTTATTCCAAGGTTCTGTAGCAACAATACAAAACTTTCTCGAATTTATATTTAATAAATTAAAAAAATATTATATGTTCATTAATAATATAGAAGAATGAGTTTTGTAGAAAATTTTACAAATGATCTTAATAAATCAATTAATACTACCATCAATATTGGTAAAAAAACAATTAATACTACTATTGAATCAGTCGGATCAGGAATTGAAAAATCTATTAATTCTACAGCTAAATCATTAGATAATAATGGATCCTTAATTAGAACTGTAGATAATTCAATAGACAATTTAAATAGAACAATATCTAATAAGTTAATTACACCAACAATTAAAACTGTAGATACCTCAGTAGATAATTTTTATAAAACAATGTTTAATACTTTAATCAAACCGTTTGATAAAACCGCTATAATGACATCTAAAGATTATAATATTTTTCGTATAATTGGAATGTTTATTATTCTAGTTATTGGATATATATCAGGACTTTTGTATGATAATACAATCGGTCTTATTTTTAAAAAACTTGGTTTAGATAAAAGAAAGAAAGTTTCAAAGAAAAAAAATACTAAAATGTCAGTACTAATGAAAATTCTTAAAACAATCTTAGGTGTATTTGCCGGAATATTAGATATTGTTTTACTTGCTTTTACAAATCAAAATGCTGTATTAACAACAATTGTAAATGATCTTTTAAAAAATAAATAAAAGATAAATAAAAGATAAATAAAATATTATTTATATAAAAATATATAAATATTATTTATAAATAATCTTATGAAACGTGTAGCATATTGTTTATATGGACAACCAAGAATATATCAAGATGGTGAACGTATAATTGGAAATTTAATTAATAAATATAGAAATACTCATCAATTTGATTTTTTCTTTCATGTATGGTATGACGAAGCATTAGAAGGAACCGCATATCCTTGTAATCCTTATCGCAAAATTCCTAAAAAATATAGATTAATTAAAAAAGAAACGATTGATAAATTAATTGAAATATATGGTCCAAGAGTATATATTATTGAAAAACCAATTAATTTTGACCTAACAAAATTAAAAGAATCAATAATGTATCATGTATCAAATGAAACACAAAGAAATAATTTACCAAATGTTGTATCAAATCTATATTCTAAATATCGTGTATGTCAAATATTAACAGAATATATGCAAAAAAATAATATTAAATATGATTTTATTGCGAGTAGTCGATTTGATATTAGTCTCGATATTGATTTTGATCTAAATATAATTGATCCAAATATCACCAAATTATATTGTAGATCAATGATTAATAATGAAATTGCAATTAGAGATAATATTATTTTTGCAACATATAAAATTTTTAAAATTTATTCTGAAACATATTTACATTTAGAAGAAATATTAAATGATCAAGAAACTCTTGATATGTTAGATTTAATGAGATGTGGATATTTATTATGTCTTGAAAGATTAGTAACTGGTCAAATTTTAATGAATTATCCAAATTTTATGGATGTTATTGAATTTAGGGATGATATTCCAGAATTTACAACAATTGCATTTTATTATCCTGATCCAGATGAAGTTTAATTCTTTTTTTTGAGCATACTTATAGATGGATATTTATTATCATATATATTTTCAACGTAAATTAAATTTCCACTAATATCACTAAAAGATATTTTATTTACCCAATTATCTGTTTTTGGAATACATACATAATTTGTACCAGATGTATTTAAAATCATACTCCATAAATGATATGATGAATTTGTTAATATTGCATGATTACATTCAAACATTTGATAAAAATGACTAATATCAGTTATACCATCTCTTTTACCTTCATATATTTTTGCCGATATATTATTTTCAATTAATATTTTTTCAGCATAATCGTAATCATCAGTATATGCAACAAACATTACCTTTGGAATTTTTTGTTTTATTATTTCAATTGCATTTTTATAATAAATATTTTTAATTCTAAAATGAATTGTTTGTTGTTCTGTAAATCCTCTAAATGCTAATAAACATAAATTCTCATTTCGATTTATAACATTTGGAGGATTTAATATTTTTATACATTCAGGAATAATTTCTTTAAAATTTTTTATATTCATTCTTAAACCTTTAAATAATATATTAACAGAATCTGGTATATTTTCAGGATATATTATTGGAACAAATTGTTCTTCTGATGTTATTACCATATATTTTTCTTTAAGAATTTCATCTCTATTTTTTATTTCTAAATTAAAAATATTTTTATAAAATAATGATTTAATATGTCCTTCACATTTATCTTGATCAAACATTATAGGTATTTTATTATATTTCTTACAAATATACAATAAAGTAAAATATTGAAATAATTGATTACCAAAACCACCAATATATTTATCTACAAATGCATACATATTAATATATATATATATTAATATGTATAAATTAACTTATATTTTCCAATCTGGTAAATATAATTTTATATCTGAATTACTTAATCTTCTTTCTTTTCTAATTTCATATAATTTTTTTAGATTTTCTGAAATTACTTCATTTGGTTTTGAAAAATATTCTGCTTTATACCTCGTCATTGCATTTATAGTTGGTTCGCTTACATAATAAATTGCAAAACTTTTTCTAAATTCATTTTCTGGACATTTAATTACTTCTGGTAATCCATGTAATGATATATTATTAGTTTGAAATAATACTGCTCTGTTATATATTGGATATATTTTCTTAATACATTCTTTTGGATCTTTTCTATTTTCATATGGTTTCCATAATTCTAACGCACCATTCCATTCTTCTTCCCAATGTTTATTTAAATATATTATTAAATTTAATCTTCTTTCTTTTCCACTAATAGGATGTATTGAATAATCTAAATGAACATCTAATTTTCCTCCTTTTGGATGACAATGAATACCTGCTCCATGTAAATGTGGATCATTTTCTAAATTTTCAATATTTGAAATACTTTTAAATAATTTTAATGTTTCATCTGATTGTAAAAAAGTAATTAATTTTTGATATATTGGTAAATTTTTAAAATCATCAAGAGCCCATTTAATTTCAATTGGATTATTATAAATATGCCATTTAGAAGCCTTAATATCTGGATAAGCATTATAAATATCTTCAAATGTTTTTTCATCTAAAAAATTATCAATTATACAATGTTTATACGGATCACCATTCATAAATTCATTTTTATATTTATCAATATTATTTACCCAATTACCAAAATTCATGCCAAAATTCATTATACATATCAATACATACATTTTTTAATAAATTAACATAATTATATTCTTTATAATTAAAATATAATTAAAATATATTTTAAATTATATGAATTCATCTTCAACTAAAACATCTACTAAAACATCTACTAAAACATCAACTAAAACATCTACTAAAACATCCATGAAATCATCTAGTATAATTGAATTAACTCGTAATAACAAAAATACTTTAAAAAAATTAATCCAAATAACAGCATTATTTTTAATAATATTAACTATTATGTATTTAATAATTGCTGCATATATCGTATATAAAACTTATTTAGATCCAAATGCTAAAATTACTGTGCCTGAAATTACTGCTCCAGAATAAATTAAATTTCATTTATATCTTCTTCTATATAATCATTCGTTTCGTATGTCAAATTAGCATTACTACTTGATTTTTCATTTTCATGTAATAGATAATGAACTACCAATGAATCCTTTCTTCCTAATCTATGAGCTCTTCCAATAACTTGAGTCTCTAATTCTTTTGGCATTTCATGATATAAAATTACATCTGTTGCCATTTGTAAATTCAATCCTGAACCATAATGTTTGGCATTCATCATTAATACATTTATTTTTCCATCTGTAAAATCATTTATAACATTGTTTATATGTGATATTCCCCCTAAAATTGACGAATGTTTAATATTTGATTTATTGAATTCTTTTATAATATCATTAAATGTTTCATCATATGCACTAAATACTAAAAATCTACCATTCTTTTTACCTTTGATAATTTCCATTAAATTCACAATTTTATCTTTTAACTTATTATTTTCTTTATCCTTCGTAATTCTTGCTTGTTTATAAGAATTATCTAAAATATTCATCTTATCTGTTGTAATAGTTATTCTACAAAAAGGACATAAATTTTTAACATTTACAATACACTTCAAACAAATAATATTATTACAACAACTTACTATAACCGGTTTACCACTATTTTCAAAACATATTGGACAATTATCTTCTCCAAAATTATCTATTCTCGCTTTAATACTTTGTAATCTATCTCTTAAACTTGTTATTTTTTCATTACACTTTTTAATNGCNTCTTCTTTCACCTTCTGATCTTGATAATTTACTTTTTTAANATATTCTAATCTTGCCTCNTCATCTGCTATATCAATCTTTGTTCTNTTTGTTAATATATTAAATATATTATCATTTGTATCAATGTTACAATTTAACTTTTTTAATGCCTCCTGAATATTATTTCCATTTATCATATTTATTATATCTTTTGATATGAACTCTTTTACAGCTAATAATTCTCTTGGAGTTAAACATTTTATATGCTCAAATATAATATCTGGGAGTTTCATCGACTGAGAAACATAATCATCATTATTTTTAATTGTTAATAAATGATGATAGTTTATAATTCCACTCATTAATTCTTTAATATAATGTCTTCTAATTGTATGAAGTCCACTCGGTGTTGCTGTAATAAACCATGCAAAATTACAACACCAATTAAAATCAGCAGGTAGTTTTATTTGTAATATTTCATCTATTATTATACGACTATACTTGACATTTCTAAATTTTTCAAAATATTCACCAAACATATTCGCACTACAAACAATTACATCATAATGATTTAATGATTGATTACTATCAATAACATCTGCCTCATTGATATCATCTGGAATATCATCAAATTCTAAAAAATCAATATCTTTTCTTTTATTAATAACATAGTATTTTAATTTTGAATTCATAAACGCATAATACCATTGACTTGTTAATGAATGGGGAACTAATATCAGATTTGTCTTTAAACACTTCTTATTGTCTTTAATATTAACACTACTATATAGTGAGGATGAAAGTATTTTTTCACAATCAGGAAGTTTCACTGAATCATTAATTAATCCGACAACCATCAATGTCTTTCCACTACCAACTTTATCAGCAAGTACTCCGTATGATGTATTAATTTTTATACTTTTAACTTCATTTTGCTTTAATCCTAATATCCTTAATGTATGACCAGATAAATAAAATTCATCTTCTTCATAATTATGAACTATAAAACGATCTACTTCTAATTTTCTCATATGATAAATACCAGTTTTTTGATGTTCTTTTAAAATAATTTTTATATTCTTAGGTTGTTCAATTTTAGGTGATATTATTGTGAGATTGTTCATTGTTTTTTATATACGATATATATTGTTAAATATTTATATATTTAATAATTTATAAATNAAATTTGTTTCTTAATCTTCAATAAATCCATCATCTATTTCTAACTTATCTGTTATGTTAACTGGTTCTATCAATTTGTTTAAATTCTCATCTGTTACAACTTTGTTTTTCTTATATTCATATAGCTTATTCCATACTGATCCATTATCATCTACATAAACATTCATTATATACTCATCATTCTTTGTTTTCTTTATTTCTAAACCATATTGAATTTTAATAATTTTTTTGATAAAATGAAATGCTTCTTTCTCATCTAATTCTACAAAACTTTTATGTCTTATTTTACATCCAAATTTATAACATATATTATTGTATTCATCATTAAAGCATTCCTTAATATTTACAACATTTAATCCAATTACATCTGACGATATTGATTTGGATAAATCATTAATATTAAATCCAAGCATATCAATAAATTCAAGACTAAAGTTGTAAGCTATGTATATGTTTTTAGTTATTAAATCAGTATAGGCATTCTTACGATAACTGTCATTCACAATGTTTGCTTTCATAAGTTTTAATTTATCTTCTGTCTTCTGAGTTTCTGTATTTAATATTCTCTTAAGATGACTATAATGCTTCTTTTTTATAGGATCATCATACTGTTCAAATAATGAACGGATCTTTTCTTTATCCTCTCCAAGATTTTCAATATCATAACATTTCTTGAATTTATATCTTTTAACTTTCATTCTTTCTTCATCTGTTAT